TGATACTAATCCGAGTGTGATTCTCGGTTTTCATTTAGGTGGGAAAGGCAATGTTGGTGCCGCAGGGTGTGTAACCCGTGGAGAGCTACAAATTGCCACAGAAGCTATTCATGCTCGTAATCCACATTTACTCATCGCACACAGCGGTGGTGAATTTGTGGCACAGGTCTATGGAAAGACCATTATTACGAGTGAGTCGGTACATGAGAAGAGTTTCTTCAATCATCTTCCAGTTAACAACAGTATTGATGTTTTCGGTTCTACTTTTGGTCGTGCGAAAGCTACGACTTCCAAGGTTATTAAGACCGAGATTTCCGACACTGTTGCTGAAGTTTGTGGTGTCCCTAATATATTTGGGAAACCTAAATTTCATCGCTGGAAGAATTATTGGGAAAATCTTCAAAAACTTCAAACCCCTAGCGAGGGATTTCCTGCAGAGTCTGTCGCTTGGGCATGTCGCGATTATATCGCACCCCTTTTGGAGATAATCCAGAAACCCATGTGGAAGGAAGATGTTAAGCCTGCTACATGGATGCAGACAATTTGTGGACGTGATGGCGTTCGTTTCTTCGGAAAAATGCCACCCAATACATCCATTGGATTTCCACTTTCGGGAGCTAAGAAAAACCATATGATTGCTCTTGATCCTGAACAATTCCCCGATTTCCAGTGTCCTATGGATATGGAACCGGAGTTTAAGGAGGAAGTGGAACGCTTGAAGCAAGTTTATCTTCGTGGTGAACGAGCTTATCCTATCTTTAAGGCTGCGTTGAAAGACGAACCTACAAAAGTTACAAAGGATAAAGTGCGCGTGTTCTTCGCTGCACCGTTTGCCCTTCAAGCACTTGTTAGACAATACTTTTTGCCAGTCGCACGATTCATTTCTATGAATCCTATCGTCTCAGAGTGTGCAGTTGGTGTTAATTCCCTTGGTCCTGAATGGGACGAGTTGGTACGACACATTACTGAACACGGAGAAGATCGTATTTTGGCAGGTGATTATAGTGATTTTGACACTAAAATTCCTGCCCAAATTACTGCTGCTGCATACAATCTTTTTATCCAACTAGCGAAAGCCACTGGCAACTATAGTGAGGACGAAATTAAGATAATGCGCGGCATTGCAACAGATTGCACGCATCCTATGATTGCTTATGATGGTGTATTAATGATGCTTGCCTGGTTGCATGCTTCTGGAATTAACGTTACTGTATATATCGGAAGTATGTCTAACGCAATCCAACAACGCTGCGGCTTTTACGATATTATTCACGAGAATGAACCTCAACTTTTCCATAAATTGGTGAAGCATGAACGAGGTTTTCGTGATTATGTATCAGCCGTAGACTATGGTGATGATATGATTTCTTCAGTCGACAAAAGAATTGACTATTTCAATCATATTTCTTTCGGCAATTACCTATCCAAATATGGTATGGTATTTACAATGCCGGATAAAAAATCAACACCTACACCCTTTATGCGATTTTCTGAGACGGATTTTCTCAAACGGAAAAGCAAAAAGGTAGAGGGTACTGATCAATGGATCGGCGCCCTGGATAAGGGTTCTATTTTTAAGAGTTTACACGCTGTTCTATACTCTAGTGCTATCACTATGAAGGATCAGTGTGCTCAAAATATCGATGGAGCCCTACGGGAAATGTGGTGTCATGGACGTGAAGACTATGAGGAGTTACGTGTTCAGCTACGTGAAGTTGCTGAGAGACACGAACTTGTACATCGTTGTTTACGACTTGATGTCACATGGGACCAAGCTTTTGATGAATATCGCGAGCGCTACTTTGGTGAAGATAGGGAACTTCCTGATGAAGTTTTACCTGACTTAGAAGAGCAATCTGCGATTGAGAATCCGAAAGAGTACGCGGTTCACAAATATGAATGGCGTGCACAAAATAAAGATACTGAAGCGAAAGCCAAAGAATCAGATCGTCCTTTAATTGATACTGATAAATTCTATATTGTTCGGAGGTCTCGGGCTTGGAGACGTATGGCGGGTCACACCATACAGGAATCTGACAAGTGGTTGATAATATCTCGTAAGAAAGATAATTATATTGATCTAATACATGAGATAGGCGTAAAACCCTGTTTCTATGAAGACAATATATATTTTCAAGACCAACTTGTAGGTGACATAGACCTGGGTTTTCTGTTAAAAGAAGATCTTTTCATTTTCGAATTGAAAAAGGGTCGCAAACGTTCGCCTTATGCAAATGCTCAGGCGAAACTTATGCTGTTCCATATGGCTCAACTGAATCCCGGTCGTCGTATTCACTCCTTCACTGTGCGTGGTGATATAATAACACACGTGTGGAGTAATTGTGAACTCACAAAGCGGCAACGTAAGATGAAGTTTTTCACATAGGTACAGCCTGTCTTGGCGAGGACGGTAAACTACGCAAACATGAGTGATTTGATTACGCACTTTTTGTTTCTGGTCATTTGTTTGTTTTCCCAGACACTAGTAGACGCTTACACTCATGCATAAATAAAAACATCCATTTGTGAGGAATGAGTCAACCTCGCATTGTATATCGACTTACAGAAACACAAAATAAAATAGCTGACCTTGCGGTCACCCTTAAATCCCAGACTGTCTCTACGAATGACGAGAGTCCTGGTTTCGAACAGCGTGTAGCTTCATGCTATGACGAGACCAGAACTATTACTGATAATGATGAGACAGACCTACAAAATTTCTTCGAGCGTCCGATTGTTTTGGATGAGTTCGAGTGGTCGACAACTGTTCGATTTTACGAATTTTTCGATCCTTGGAACCTTTTTCTCACGAATCCTCGTGTTGCTAATCGTATGTGTAACTATCACCTTTTAAAAGGAAAGTTGCACTTGCGTTTTCAAGTTAATGGCAATGGATTCTATTATGGACGCTTGTTAGTCAATTATCTTCCGCGATATACTGCGGATAATTTAACACTGGATAGAGCCTTGATTTTTCCCGACAATGTCGAGGCTTCTCAACGTCCCAAAATTTTCATCGATCCTTCACTCAATGAAGGTGGTGATCTTGTTTGTCCATTTTTGTGTCCCACCGACACCATTAATTTGGTTGAGGGGGATTGGATAAACATGGGACGATTATCCATGCGTGAGCTTAATCAATTGCGTCACGCTAATGGGGCCACTGATCCCATTACTATTACAGTACTTGCCTGGATGGAAGATGTGGTTCTTTCAGTTCCCACCGCTAATAATATTGCTGGCCTTGCTGGCCAAGGTGGGATTGAACTTGAACCACAGATGGGCGTGGCTAAGAAACGTAAACCACGCGTCTCCGTTAAGTCCAATAAGTCCGACGAGTACGGCAGTGGACCTGTATCCGGACCTGCATCGACTGTTGCACGTATTGCGGGGTCTCTTACAAACGCACCTTTCATAGGCCCGTATGCACGGGCTACGGAATTGGGTGCAAGTGCCGTGTTTAGCGTGGCGAAAATATTTGGTTATTCTCGTGCTCAAACTTTAGCACCGACACAAACTTTTACTCCTCGGTTTTTGCCAAATTTGGCGAACACGAATACACCTGACACCAGTAATAAAATTGCATTAGATTGCAAACAAGAGTTAACGATAGATCCTTCTGTTGTTGGTCTCGATTCTGGTGTCGATGAGATGACTGTTCAGTCAATTTCGACTCGTGAATCTTTCATCGAGTCAACTGTTTGGAGTCAGTCAGATGTCCCTGGACAGATTTTATGGTCCATTGGAGTCTCACCCTGTGTTACTACACAGTATGATCCAGGTGCTGGAGACCCGATTGAGTACCATTCCACTGCATGCAATTTTGCTGCTATGCCTTTCCGTTTTTGGCGCGGTTCTATGCGATACAGATTTCAAATCGTGTGTTCCGCATATCATAAAGGAAGGCTTCGTTTGCAGTGGGATCCTTATGGTTATTTAAATCAAGAGTATAATGTTCAACATACTCATATTATTGACATTGCCCAAGACACTGACTTTTCTATTGATATAGGTTGGGGTCATGAATGTGGCTGGCTCTACTGTACCAATTTGGTGACAGCAGAGAAATTTGTCATTCGCGCACCTTATACGGGTACTGCGTCTGATTTAATAACTAATGGCACTTTAACAGTGAGTGTCCAGAACGTCTTGACTGCGCCTAATGCGTCGGCTGGCACAGACGTTGAAATTAACTGTTTTTGCTCAACTTGTGACGATTTTGAAGTTGCTGTTCCCGATTGCGAGAACATCAACAATATCACATATTTCACTGCAATAATACCAGGATCTGGTTTAGAACCACAATCCGGGGTAGAACAACAGGGTGATACCGAGCAAACTGAGGAACCTTCTCGACCAGAACTGTGGATGACAGAGTCTCGCAAAGGCGAGAAACTCGATATTACAGATTATAGTACTTCCGTGTATCACGGAGAGTCGGTTACCTCTTTTAGGAATTGTTTGAAGCGTTATTGTAATGTAGGCTTTATACCTGCTACTGCAGGAACTGGTCAAGTAGATTTTCATAACTTTTACCATGATTCCTATCCGCCATATCCTGGACCCATCGGCACCGACGCGAGTTGGACTATTGATGCGGTAAAGGCGGAAAATTACAATAAAAATACTCTGTTTACGTATTTGAGTGCGGCATATATAGCGCGTCGTGGTGGATCTCGCTGGAAGCTCACTTTTTTGAGATCAGTGAATCTTACCACTGATACTATATTAACAGCTATCGGTGGACCTAAAGCTCTTGCTTTTCCAAGCGGTTCTTTTGGGGTCACCTCATCCACATTTTTCAATACAAATGCCAATAATTCGGAACTTTTGCCGAATACATGGTGTGGTGCAGAGTCAACGGTATGTAATGTAAACCCCACTGTTGAAGTGGAGGTACCTTACCAGACACAACGCCGTTTTGCTGACTCCAGGAACACTGTCAGCACCAATTCCACAAGTGATAGATTTCTACATGTTAGTACTATCACATCGGGTCTCGTCAATTCTGCTAGACCCGTCGTACAGGCATCTCATGCCACCGCTGAGGACTTTTCTTTACATATGTTTATAGGTTCTCCCATTATGTTCGTAAGAGCATAATTTTTGTACAATTTTGTCCAGGCTCCACGAGTTTTCGGACTCTTGGCGCCTTTTTGCGTTATGTACATTTACCCACGTGCAACCCGTGGGCACCACGTAAAGTGGTGGACCTTTATGGTCTCGTTTTTTAAGATTAACTTCTGAATTTACACAATTGTGTGACGGGCCATTGGGTCTGCCACATCGGAGTGGTTTACAAGTCGTTGCATCTTATCAAGCGC